ATACAATGTTATTCTCACGCATAAAGTCTACAAGATAGATCATATAACGTAGTAAATCGTGCATACCACGTTTTTTAAATTCGTCTAGTTCTTCCCAAATGCGATCTTGTACGTGTTGTGGACAAGGTGTTTCTGCTTTACCTAGAACATATTCATATACATTGATGTCTTTGTATTCATCAGGCATAAACCATTCACTTTGACATACACCGTCAAAAGTCTTTTGATCTACATCTAGTGGAATATACTTTTGTAGTTTAGGAAGTCCTTGCTCGCTCATTGCTGTATTAAACTTATCTACATCATCTGAAGGATCGCATAGCACAACATGACATTTGTCAGCGTTGCCGCTGTATATCATGTCTATTAGATCCTTATTAGAGAATCGTGGAATTCCTAGGTCGTCAGTTTTCATAAGCATACAAGTATTTTAACTGATATTAATCAAATTGTCAAGTCCTTTTTCCGGGTCATCATTAGTTTGTTGCATTGCTTTTGCTCTGCGTACATGCATTTCTTCTGAATACATATTCATAATAACCGAAATCTGTTCTTGAACGGAAGGGTTTCGCGTTTGCCAGTATTTTCTTTTTAAATCAAATAGTTTTTCTTCTACTTCGTTATCTGATAGAAGTGAAAAGTCGTCAACTAAAGGATTAAACATTAAGTAAATGTGCCTACAATTTTTGCATAAATTGTGTTGCCACCGTCGTGTGTCCAAAATTCGTAAATTTCTTTAGACTGTGTAACTGTTGCAACAACACCAGTAGCAGAAGTAGAAGCCCAAGAGTCGCTTGCTAACTTTTTAAATTGTGCTGTGTTTTCACCGTTAAAAGTAATTGCTCTATTATCACTTGCATCACTTTCTAGTTCTACAACCATTCTAGCATACCCTGCATCTGGCCAATCAGCAAGAGTAAGTGTTAGGTCGCCTGTAACTGTACCTGTTTGGTATACACCATTTAAGTAACTTATGTTCTGTAGTGCGTTAATAGTACCGTTAGCACTTATACCTTCTGCACAATCTTTAAATACGGCATTTGTTATTTCGTTGCCGCCTAAATCGTTATCTAAACTATCACCCGATAATGCATTCTTAAGAAGCGCATTACTTTGTAACTCTGTAATTTCGGCTTTTGCCGCCACAAAGTTTGATTTGATAATATTAAAATTATCTCTAAATCCTTGACTATCGTTGTCGACACCTGCGACAGGATATGTTTCGTCAATTGTTGTATCTACTATATTACTGGCCATCTGTTTTCTCCTGGTATATTATTTATCTAGTATTATACATTAAAAATATAATTTGGAAAGACAATATATCTTTCATCTTGTATTCCTGTTGCACTGTCTACAATGTATCTGTCAACATCGAAGTTAATTTGTTTAAAGTCAAACTCGCCATTTGCAAGTGCGTTTTTAACATTTTGTTGGACTAGTTTTGCTTGACCTTCTTTACAATATGCTAAAGGTATTGCTGTTACATAATCTAACTCTGAAATACTTCCGTCTTGACCTGTACGCATCCATAACGGCAAGTATTGTCTTTGGCTTTTGCCAATTTTTTCTAATTGTTCACGCATGTTAGTTGTGTTACTAATATACATGTTTAATTCATTGCCGTCATTAATGTTAACAGCATCGGTATCTGCTTTAACTGTGTTTTCTCCGCGACTTCTTAGACGTTGTCTAATAGGCTCTGAGTCACTTAGATCAACATCAATGTTTACTTCTGTTACACCATCTCTAAGTGTAACATCAATATCGTCATTGTCAATATTTTGTATAACTTCACCTTGACGTGTTCCTACTGTAAATCCTTCACCTTGGTCAAGTGTAACATCTATCTCTCTAAAACGTCCATCGATTGTAGCAACATCATAACCACTGTCTTGTGCTGTTGTATCATCTACAACTTCGTAACTAACACTGTCTGCTGTTATTCCAGGTTGTGGGTGTGCTACAAAGTTGTTGGCAACTTTACCCTTTTTGCTATCACGAGGATCAATAATTTCTAAGTATACAACTTCGTATACAATATCATTACTACCTGGTTCTTTTGCAATAGCAGTTTTTACATCACCTATTTTATAATTTCTACGTTTGTGATTCTTGGCTGTTGCGGCAACGTATTCGTCAATGTTTGTAGTTTCAATACCTGCGTAGGCCAACATGTTTACTTTAGTTTGTATACCATAGTTTGGATCACTTGCTCTATATATAGAGTCTGTTGGGAATATGTCTGGATTGCTTACAAAGCGTTTAAATTCTTTTCTTATGCTAGGCTCTAACATAGGTCTAATATACAAGTTACTATAAAGTGTATCGTCTTGATCAATTACATCAATTACAAAATCTCGTTCAATAGCACTATAACCAAATCTATCTTCTGCTTTAATTTTGACAGTGTATGATCTATCTATTGATGTAGTACTACCGTCTAAACTAAAGTCAGCATTGTCAAATGTTGTTAGTCCTAAATTTTCTAGTGTACCAAACTGTGTTACTTTACCTATTATTTCGCCTGTATACGCTAGTCTAAGCCCGTTTGGCAAGCGGCCACTTACAATACTATAAATTAGTCTAGTATCAGGTACATTTGTCTTTGCTGTAACACGTTTTGTACTATTAAAGTTTGCTGTAATACTTCCTAATTCTGCAGGAGTAATCCATGTAAGCTCGCTGTCTACTTCACCTAGTATTCTAATAGTAAATGTCTTAGGTGTAGCAGGATTGTTTACATCTTCATTTGCATATGTAATTAATTCTTTCTCAAAGAACCCATCACCGTATAATGCAAGGCTAACAGTTTGTCCTGTAACATAATCTCTGCCTGGCTCTAAAGGTTTATCAAAGTATACAAGATCTTTATTACCATCTAGTAATGTATAAACCAAATCACTACCTGTAAAGATAGTTTTAATTCTTGATTCTTTTGTAAGTGCATTATCCGGAGCCCAGAAAGTTATACTTCCTGCTGATGCGCCCGCGTCTACAAAAACAGGTAAGTCTGTACCCTCAAATATTCTTATCACACTCTGGGATAGCGTTTCGTTTTGACCAAACGGTAATGCCGTTGTGCCACCTGCTTCAAAGTTGATAGAAATATCGCCTGTTCCACTTTTGATCTGCCAACGCCTGTAACCATATACACTTTGTATTGTGTAAGTTTCTGGTGTACTACTTTGGTTATCATAAACAAGTTGTTTATCTTTCCATTGTTGTCTTTCAAAGTTGTTTAGTTTTTCAACAAATATACTTTGACTATTTGATTCACTATTTTGTGCTACAGTAAAACTTAAAAATGGACGTAGTGTTTCAGTGAGTGTGATTATATCGAAGTCGTCATCTGAACCGTCTACTGATTCAACCTTATAAGGTCTGCCATTTAGAACAATATTTTGATCTTTCAAATCGTTAAGATCGTCAATGCCATCATTAAGTGTTATACCGTCTTGTACATTAAGTGGAAGTTTGTATATTTTAAATGATCGTTTGCCTGATAGTGTATCTTCGTAAAATGTGCCTGTAATTACAGCATAGTCTATGTCGTTTGTATAACGTGTTGCACGAACAGTAAATTTGTAGTCTTTAAAACTTTGTGGTTGGTAAGGAATGGTACCAGTTAGTTCTCCACTAAGACTGTCTAGTTTTAATCCTGGTGGTAAGATACTTTCAGTGCCGTCGTTGTTAACATCGTCTAAACTGTATAACAAGTTACCTTGTAATGTATCACTAGTGTAAACGTCTAAGTAAACAGTAGCATTGTTGTTTGACTTTGTGTATCCAAGGTCTGCAGGTGTTAACCATTTAGGTTGACGTATGTTTGTATTGTCTGCTTTGAACACACCATTTGAAACTTTCATAATAGTGTTGTCTGCTCTTAAGAAGTCATCACCTACAACATATATTTTGAATTTTCTTTTTGGCGGATCTTGTGTTACACCATCATTGATAGTTACTTTAAATTCGTAGTAACGATTTAGTTTTTTAGGAATTTGCGGATCTGATTGTGTATCATAACGCACATTGTCATAAAAATAACTATCAAAACCTCTATCTGCTTTAATTGAAAAATCGCTAGGATAAGCATCATATGGACTTGTATCAAATCCACCTTTAGCTGCTTCTTTATCTAACGCAAGTAGGGGTTCTACAACACCTTGTATTCTTCCTGTGTTTGTTAGTGTAAGTCCTGGCGGCAGGGTGCCCTCCCCGGGAACAATATAATATTCTAGTGTCTGACCTGCAGCTGTATCAGCATCAAGTGCTAAAAACTGATAGTCAATAATTTGATTGTCTAAAACAAATAGATTTTCGTTTGCGCCAATTGGCAAAAGTCCTGGTTGTGTAATCCAAAACGGTTCATCTGGTCCTGTTACTTCTATTGTAAAAGTTCTATCTTCTACAGTTGTTCCTACTGTTGCTCTAAGAACAAATTTAAATACTTTTGTTATCTCAACTTCAAAAGGTGTACCAGTTAGTTCAGTACCAACAATTCTTAGTCCAGGGGGTAAATTCCCTGCTAATAATGCTATAGTCGCAGTTGAGTCTACAGGGAGAATTAAATCTCCTGTTTCAAGTTTCACTCTTTCTACAAGTGTTCTTAATTTGTAGTTGTTTGGTTGTGTCCAGATACTTGCCATATAAAAATCCTTACATAGCTATTTATCGTAATTTACAATGTTGGTAATAGCCCGTTGTCTGTGTTTAATAGTATTGGAGTAGTTAAACTGCCATAATCGGCATCAACTAAACTCTTAAAGAAGTCAACAAAGTTATCTGTATTTGATTCAAAGTCACCAAAGTCTAAGTTTATATATAGATCATTTAGTGTACGAACATCAACATCATATACAGAACTTTCAACATTATTACCTATAAGCGTACCTACATTAGTAATAGCAAATCCATTAGCATTAAGATTTGCTGATAGTGCTGGACTTGAGTCTGATTCTAAACTTGCATCACCTGCAATAGTTACTGATCCGTTTGCGTCATCTGCTGTAGTTGTAATTCCGCCTGAACCCTGTATTCGTAGTGTTCCTCTTGCTGGTATAGTTGCTGTTCCTGTGTCAGCAACAATAGGCCTTGCCGCTAGTCCTGCATCTACGCTAAGTGCAATCTCTGTAGGGTTATTTGTAACAACAATGTCATTACTTCCTACAATACTTTTATATTCTAAGTTATATCCTGTGCGTTGTTTAAAGACGCCTGCACCTGTGCCTACATTGAGACCTTCAGTTTTATCGTCAATACGTAAGTCTAGGTCTTCTAAACTTCTATTGATTTTGATAAATGCTTCACGTAGGTCATCACCTGTACCATCGTTTGCAATTCTACCTATGTTTACTAGTTCTACAGCCATTTGTTAGTTTCCTATTATATATTGTATTTATCAAAGCTGATAAATACTGTACAAGGAGTATTATATGGCAAGACCTTCATTTAAGAACATAGGACTACGTAGAGATTTAAATCTAGCAGATCTTACATCAAAAGATCAGGCACTCAACAACGTTCTAAACAACCTTGTAGTTGGTTCTGATAACAAAGTATTTACAGGTGGCGATTTAGACGCTATTAAAGGTATTAGTAATAGTACAGTTACTAATAGAGATATTGGTTTGATGGCGGGACTTGCTGTTAAAAATACAGTATTAGAAGATGGCGAATTAGTTGATAGAATTGCTTCTCCAGTTATTACTGTTAAAAATCAATTAGACACTATTATTGCTACAACTAATGATCCACCATTTTTTAATGGCGGTGACGGTCTAATAGCAACATTCTTTGATACAGATCAGATTAACACCAACCTAAGTAAAAATACTACAGGTACTACTGTAATACAAGTAGGTGAAGCACCTCTAGTTACAAAACAATTTTGGAACAACGGTGTATTTGAATTTAGTAATAAGTTAGACGATACACTAGGCGGAGCAAACGGACTTATCCAATGGACTGGGTTTTATGTACCAGATGCTAGTGGCCCAAGTACGTTTAGTTTTGAAACTACTGGTCTTGTTATGTTTGAAGTAGCAGACGAGTTTGGCGACTTACAAGTTGTACAGAATACATTTGCAGAAGATCGCCAAATAGAACACCTAAGTGCAATGAATAATGAACTAAGTGTTACTGTTGATGCACTTGATGCTCGTACTGTAATAATAGGGGACGAAGTTATTGCCGCAGAAGATGAAAATGGTGTAGCAATACTTTCAGCAGAAATTAGTTCTGGTCTTCTTGTAGATGGCGTCGGCAATACAACTATTACTCTTAACCAAGCAATAACAGTTCCAGAAGGTGCAAAACTTACTTACAGTATTAGAAATAAAATTGGTAGTGATGCATTTAGATTTTCTCATACAGAACCTAATTTAGAAAAATATGTTCCTATTGAAATACGTTTAACATATTGGTATAGTGATCCTACAAAGAATTATTTTAACAAGTATATAGACTGCAACTTATCTACGAATATTAAAGATAGTGGCGACTGGCCATATTGGTATCTATATCAAGAATTGCCAGATGAGTTTGAAGAAGATAGTTTTAAAGGATTTTATGACAATAGACTTTTAACAGGCGGCGGAGAAATAGGACCAACAGATGTTAACTTTAGTACACAATATGCAAGATGGCTTAGTGTTAGTCCGCTTACTGTAACATATAGTCCTCCAAGAAGATTTGCTGATGCTTTACGAGCAGAATATACAGTAACGTTTAATCAAGATAGTAACATATTAAGCACAACATCAACTAGTCCATATACAGACAACATTGAAATTGGTAACCAAGTTATTACACCTGCTTATATTAAAGGCACAAGTGTTTCAGATATATCACGTAACAATATTATTATTGTTGATTCAACAGCAACCGGCGATGCTACTGTTCCTGTTAAGTTTATGGACCACAGAGGATTCTTAGATGTACAAGCAGGCACATCAAATAACTTTAATGTTACTGTAACAACAACAGAAGGTCTTAAAGTAGGTACAGTTGTTGTAAGTGAAACAAATCCTGCTGGAACAGATTATATACGAGTTACAAGTATTGTAAGTATTAGAGAATTTACTACAAACATTCCACTAGGACTAAATGGATTAGAACAGGTATATTTTTATAGTGATAAAGGTTTAAGAAATAACAGTCTTAACAATTTTTGTATAGGAACTATAGGTAAAGAAATTGCTGTTACGGCAGTACCTGGCGATACAGTACTTACACTAAACAATGTATCAGGATTTGGATTAAACAATGTATTCCAAAGCAGGCCCTATACACAAGAAATTGATCCTACTGATAATACTACACTAACAAGAATTATTGCTATTGATAATGTTAATAATACAGTTACACTTAACAAGCCTGTACAACCAGGTGATGATATGGTTGCTGGTACTACAGTTGTTATTTGTCCTACAGACACAACTCAAGACAAAGAAGCATGTGTTATACCATTAAACACAGCACCACCATTTGTGGGTACCTTAGATGGTCTTAGAACAACAGACGGCACAGGTGCTACTGTTGGGCTTCAAATGACCAACGCAAGTGCTATACTTAAAGTAAGAGACTTTGTAGCAGAAAATGCTAATAGTGTAGAACTAAGTTTAGGCGATGCATTAGCATACGATAGAACAATACCTATTACGTTTAATGGAACAGTGTATAAAGTACTAGCATCAACTAGTTAAACATAAAAAGTAATCAACACCGTCTATGTTAACTTTTGCTTTATGAGTGAAAGAAACGTTGTTTACGTTTCCACTTTCTGTGATTGGAGACACACCGTCAATTATTATACCATTGTTTAGTTTTAAATCGCCAGTCTGTGCTGTAGCAGCTTGTGTTGTTAATTTTGTGTTAACACCTGTGCCTACAACTTCCCAAGGATTTGATGTATCACTAAATGCTCTAATACGTTGAATGTTTGTTAATGGACTTGCAGGATTTGTAATATATAATCCTGGACTATTTACGTTTACACCTTCAGTAATAATCATATCAGCAGGATCGTTAATACTAAACGAACCTTCCATTCTAAAATCGTCATCAGTTGCAACATTTCTATCACTTACAAACTTTTTGTCTGCTTGATATTTTGCAATGTCTAAGTATTGATATATTTCTAAAAACTGATTAGCATATGTGTCTTCAGTATCGATACCAGATGCACCTTCAGGCTCTCCACCTGATGCTCCTGCACCAAGCCCACTACTAAATCCTGCTGTATCTTCTACAGCACCTAAGAATGTTAAGTTATTTAATACTACAGCATCAGAACGTTGTACAATAAATCCTTCTGCAGGAGGGTCAAATGTAAATTGACTATCACCTTCTACATCACTTGCAAAGCCAAATGTTTTTTCACCGTCACTTTGTGTTACAAATAAATCGCCTTGTAGTACAGTTTCATTAACGAAAAGTATACTAACAGGATCTCCGTTTGTAAAAACAGCACTTCTTGCGGCCTGTTGTTCTGCTGTATTGTTTACTAAAGTTACAAGTCCTGTAATAAAATTATACTCGGAATCTGCAATAGTAAGTCTTGATACGTTTTGGCTGTTGTTAATAAACAAACTAATATCATCAGCAATAGGTGCTTCACCTAAGTTATTAAGTAACTGTCTATCCTGTGTGTTTTCTAATAAGTTTGCGGATTTTAAAAATCCTTGTACTGCTGATGTTGCCATTTTATAACCTCATGTTCCAACCTTTGGACCTTAAGAACTCAATTTGTTCTACAGCATCACCAGTAGGTGTTGATGTATTTGCTAAGTTTACGCTAATACCACTACGTGGATTTGCTTCATAGTTAGCAACAAGGTCTGCTACAATATTATTTACCGCACCCGCTGGTAAGTTTGGATTGTTACTAATATCAATTCTGTATAATGATCTACATGCTATTAGTGCGCCTGCTGTGTAATCAGTAAAGTTATTGTTATTCATATAAAAATCATAACACAATGTTAAATTATTCATATCAGGAATAGCACCAGTAATTTGATTATAACTTATAAACAATCTTCTTAAGTTTGGCGTTTCTAATCCACCAAAACTTGTTAACTGATTACTATGTACATAAAAATATTGTAATGCATTACTTTGTATTACAGGTATAGCACCACTAAATGAGTTACCATATAAATGACAGTAATACAGTCTTGGGTTATTAAAGAAGTTTGGCAACGGTCCTGTAAAGTTATTTTGTAGCATAACAATATAACGCAAGTTCTGCATTGTACTTAAACTTGGGAACGCACCATTAACACCTGCATTGAAACTTCTAAATACAATACCAATCATTCCTGTTGGTTTTTCAAAACAATCTGGGTGCATTGGCGCATTTAACAAACTACTACTTGCTACTTGGAAGTAACGCATAGAATCTGCACAATCATCAAACACATCATCATATAAAACATAATCTTGTTCTGTATCTGATCGTCCGCCTCTTAGTGCTGTGTACTGTCCTTGGAAATAATACAAGTTTGGATTACCTGCAAATTTTGGTATAGGTCCGGTGTATGCACTACCGTAACAATAAATTAATCTTAGGTTACCACAGTTCGCAAATTTGTATGCACCTGATGTTGTAGTAAACAAGTTTCTATCTGCAGGCACATTACCCGCACTATTATAGTGTGCATAAAAGTTTTGTAGTGAATTTTTATTTGCACAGTTAGGAATGTTAATACCTGGATTACCACCTATGTTTATGTAGTTAATTACGCTACTTGCAAATTGCATGCTATCGTCATTAATAGTATTACTATATAAATTAATTTGTCTTAGATCAGGTAAGTCTTTTACACTTTGTGGAACAGTATTAAAACTGTTTCTATAGATATAATAGTTTTGACATGTGTTAGCAACTTCAGGACATGAGCCTGTAGGATCTTCACCGTCTTGATCATAGTAATTAAATGCTCCACCTCTGTTATGGCCATTTAAGTTTAGTGTTAGTAAGTTTGTAAGTGTTGTTAAGTCTGCTGTAATACTTCCATTGAATGTATTACCCATTCTTATTTCTCTAACTGATGTAGGTATTCTTGCAAGTACATTTGAATTAAACTTACGTAGATTAGGATCATCACCTAGTGTAAAATTGTTTTCTCTTACATCTAGTGTTCTTACATTAGGAACAAATTGTGTAAAGTCAGGAAATGTTTTTATAATGTTATTATTAACATATAAATTTTGACAGTTTTCTAATGTAGCCGCAGGCAGTTCATTCATGCCTATACCTGTTAATGGCAATGTAAGTATATTATTTGGATTATGATATATCTCTACATTTTTTGGTGCAGCACCTGTGTCTCTATATCTTAAGAAACTTCTTGTTGTATTACTACCGCCTACGTTTTCATATTCTTTTGTAAGATAATCAAATTGTTTGTTTACAACACGCCAACTTACAGCACCGCTTGTTACTAGTCTAAGGTCACTATCTAAGTTTCTAAAGAATCCTTCAAATACTAATGGTATACCTTTCATAGCATATAGGTATACAGTTTGCCCACCAATGGTTGCTTGTATCTTGTGTGTTGGTACTTCTGAACTTCTAAAACGTACTGTGTCTGCAGGCTTTAATATTTCAAGTGTGTTAGTTTCGATTGGACCATCTACTTCAATTTGACTACCGTAAAAAATAGGACTTGTACTTGTTGCAGGACTGTCTGTACTACTCCAACTACTAACACGACTTGTACTAATATCAGCAAATTTTAATGTTGTATTGTCGTCATCAATATATTGATATTTAATTGCACCTGCGCCTAATACACCATTAACTGTTAAGTTACCTTTTAGTGCTTCACCTGTACCTGCTGTTTCATCGATAATACTTGCGTACTGTAATGTATCTTGATATAGTTTAACTAGATAAGTCTGCACAGGCACACCTAATCCACTTAGTGTTTTAACGTCATCTGATGTAATACCTAAGTCACCAGCTGCTCCCCTAATAATATCAAGGTCGTTTATATTAATCCCTATGTTTGCTAAGGCCGCACCAGGATCTGCAACGTCTGCAAGACTCCTGTTTACGTTTAGACCAAATTTTATATCTGCCATTAATCTTCCTTCGTGGTCACACTTGCACTTACTAAGTTAACATCATTATTTTCTAAACTTCTTGCTGTAATAAATGTTGCTGTTGTATTTAATATTCCTGGAGTAATAGTTGTCCTATCTGGTCCGTACACACTATCTAATGCTACAGTATTATTTCTATTTGGTGCAACGTATAAAGTATCTTTTAGTTTACCTGGACGCAATGGTTGCGAGTTTTGTACATCAACGCTTGTACTTGCTAATCTTTCTTTTTCTAAGTAATTAGCTGCAGGTACTCCTGAACTTGCGCCTCCGGAGAACACAACGTCAATACCGCTGTTTACTACCCACTCTGGACAAAATGCTCTAGTTGTTCCATTAATATATTCTGTAATAGTTACGTTATTCATTTTAGCATTGTCACGCATAAACACAACTAGATATAATGGCTTAGGCTGGAAACTGAATATTTGTACTTTATTAACACCTTTTAATGGATCGCCTGTAATAGTTTTATCTTTAATTCTTACTGGACTTAGTTTAAGAGTAAATGCTGCACTACTAGGAGTACCATCTATATCTGCATAATACTTTTCATCATTGTTACTGTCAATAAATGTTTTTAGTCCGCTAGTAAATCTAATACCACTTGCTGTATCACCGTCACCATACTCACCACCAATAAGGTTAAAGCCGTTTATAAGTTCGCTTGGTTCATCGTCAAATATAACAACGTTATTTGCAAGTCCACTTACAGGATCAGTTGCACTATAAGTAACTGTAAATGCTAATCTTTCTTCATTAGACACATTAATGCCTGAGCATGTGCCGCTATCAGTTCCTGCAGGACGAGGTAACCTGTAGTCGATATCGTACTTAATACCTAATGGTGCATCGCCTTCTCTTTCTTCAAAGCCGTCTCTATCTCTATACAAACTACTGTGAGTAAATTCTGCAAACAATATATTATCTAAGTCTGGTTCTACTTCAGTGACACCGTCACTTTGTAAAAATTTAATTTCTGGTATTGGAGTACCTTGTGCATTACTACGTGTAACAACAACAGGTTTATTTTCTGTAACTCCTATAAGGAACTCACAAAACTGTGTTCCTTCTTGAGCAACCGGATTTAAAAAGTTACAATCAAATCCATCACCTGTTATAGGATATGTACTGCCTGCAATAGCATCATAATAACTTGTAAAACGCACAGCGGAAGTGTCTACAGTTGCACGATCAACTAACTGACCATTTAATATAACTTGGGTGTCAATAGTACCAGTTGCACTTTTTTCATATAAATCATCAAATCCAATACGTTCAATGTTTGCTGTACTTTCACTGGTTCTTGCGGCATAGCAACTATTAATACCTGGTACAATAAGTTTGCTATCATCGTCTTTTGTTCTAAATATTGGATCACCGTCTGATGTTCCGCCACTTACATATGCGGCAAAGCCACTTGTGTCTACTTCTGCATCGTATTCAGGATTGCTATATAAAGCAAATTCTGTATCGCTCAACACTTCAATATAATATGTTTGTAGGTTAACTTCTGTCATGCCTACAACATTTTCTATTGTAACTTTTTGTCCTGTAAAATATCCGTGTGCAACATCTGTAGTTACAATACCACAACTTGCTTGACTAATATTAGTTATGTTAACTTGTGGTTGCGGGTTTGTTGTTATTTCATTACCTGCGCCATTAATGTTTATACTTCTTACAACACCATTTATATTACTATGTAAACTTGGTGCATAGTGATGTCCAAATGCAGGACAGCCGTCTATTTCAACTACCTGTACTTCTGTAAGTTGATCACAGTCTATTTTTAAATCTACAGGATAAACATTTTTCTTATTAGGTTTAGCAAATCCATCACTATTTTTAATTTCACGTTTGGGATATATGCCTGCAACACTTGTTTGTCTTGCGTTGTTAACTACTTTGTCATCACTTGTATATGAGTAGTACTTGCCTGCACTATTATCGCCACCGTCAATATAACATGAAGCACCATACTTATAAAGGTATTGTGGTTCTCTAATATTACTTGTGTTTCTAATATCTTGTAGGTATCTAAATTTAAAATATGGATCTTGTAAACAAGGTTCACCTAATTGATTTTCAATAGTTAGTGTGTGCATTAATACCCAACGTGCATCACCTGTGTCTGTTGGTATGTAAGCATAAAACTTAGCACCAATAGCACCGTACCAACCAAATTCAATTTTATACATAGTAACTTTAGTAGGATCTAATAAGTATCCTGACCTACCATTACCGTCTAATGGATCTCCGTTAAAAAAGTCTCTTGTAATTACAAGCTCATAAAACTCGTCTTCGTTAAATGGTTCTCTACTTGTTACAGTTTCTTGTGATGTGTTATTGAAGCCCATACGTTGCAATACTTCATTAGGCAATCTAACTGTACTTCTACGTACAATATTAAACTGTGGACCTCTAATTTGGAAAACATATTCGTCTGTAGGATTGCCTATACCCCATTCAATAATGTTGTCAATACTTGCTTCGTCTCTACTTGCTCTAAAGCCAAATGTAAAACCTGAAATACGTCCTGGTTGATATCTGTATGCTTTTTTACTTTGTAATAATCCAAAGTAGTTTACACCATCTGATGCACCTGGTCTTGTGTTAGTTGCATCGTAACCTGTAGGAAATTTAATAGGTGTATTAGTGTTAGGATCTAGCAAAAGGCCGTCACGCATATTCATCCATGCTTGACACCAGTTTTCAATCTTATCATATCCTAGTTGTTCATCATCTGGATATTCAACATCGCCGTCCTGCGTAAAACATAATGCTGGATCTAGAAAATTCTCTTTTGCAAAAATTTCATTAGTGCCAACGTATGCTGTATATAAGTCATTACCTAAATCAATAAATGATAAGAATCTAGCAAATACAGCCGGGCTATAGCCGCCGCTTATGTAGTTTGGTCCAGGAGGAAATGTGTAAGCAACAGGAAAACTTTCAACAACAAGTGCCTGCTCATTTGTTTCTTCAACTAGTCTAGTGTAGTAATGATTACCAAATGTTTTATTGCGTCTATTGTACCAACCTGCTGGTCTACCAAATACGCCGTTGTATTGGTAGAATTCCCATTCTTCTTCGTTAACACCATATGTACTTACGTCACTGAACAAACTAAGTTGTACTTCTGCTCTAGGTATCCCTAGTAGTGTTGTACTAACTTGAGATGTTTCAGCAAATTGTTCTACAACGTTTAGTTGAGTATTATCAACTACTTTATTGTTTACAACTACACTGGTACTATTTTCTGCTTTGGAAAGAGCTTCTACCGGACCTTCATCTTCCGTAACAATAATTTGTCCATTTGAATCTCTAAGTGGAACACCTTTTACAATGTCATATAGAGGTACAAAACTTTTCGATGTTGGTATAGGTATCCTGTCGAAACCTATTTTGATTTGAGGCATTTATTATTGCTCCTCCCATGTCAAGCTGGCACTTAACGAAACTAGTGGTGTATTGCTATTAGTGTTATTACTAAATGTTGCTAAGAATAGAGTCTCTAGCTGATCTGTAAGTGGATAACTTATGTATTCTTTATTGTAGTCGAAATAAGTTGCCAAGTCAAATTCTTCAGCACCCGGAGCAATGTAATAACTTGCTAGTTCAGTACCTGTTCCAGGTATTGGAGTCTGCGCCCTAAGTGCGACTTCAACTGAACTCAAACGCTCTTTTTCAAATGTTGTTTCGCTTGATGTAAGCACGTTTCCGTTTGGATCAAATACACCTTCTTTTAAGAATGATGCGCCCGAAGCAAGTTCTAATGTACCATTGTATATCTCTGATGGATAAAAATAGTAGTTGTCATTTGCTTTCTCTAATCTTCCCAATACACTTATAAGTGTTTCTGAGCCATTTAAACTTGCACGGAAGTAGCCGTAAGTAAAGTCTCCATTTTGTGAAAGATAATCTGTAGTTGTTGTAGATAACAAGTATTGTTGGTTAAGATCTACATTACTATTAACTGTAAAACTACCTGAAGTTCCTATTGTTGTTTGGAATGTAGGTGTTTTAATTAGTGTCATTTTAGCGTTAGTTGTTCCGTCACTACCGGCACTTAGTCTTGTTGGATATACCTGTACTCTGTTTCTAACATCATCACCGTTACCTGATGTAATGTTATCTTTTGTTTTTAGTCCGTAAAGTAGTGCAGGTCTGTCAACAATTACATTTAGTGTTGAAACAGCACTTACTGGCTTGTTCAAGTATAAGTCATTGCCGTCTACCCAAATAACTTTAACATTTTGATCTTGTGAGTTACCTGTAATTACTCTTGCATTCATATAGTATGTATTGACAGCAGGAGCATCAAAGCCTTGTGTATCAGGATCTAAATTAGTTACAGTCATTATAGGTGTTACAGGATCTGTTGCATTAGTTGAATCAACGCCTAGTTTATATCTTGAACCATTAATGTCTGTAGGTGTTTCTGAACTATGGTTAAACAGTCTAACTGTACCACGGTCACCACCATCAATGTAGTAAGAAGCACCATACTTAACAAGGCTTTCTGAATAACTACCATATGGGTTTTGTAACCTATTAGCATTTGGAACACCAAAGCGTGATTCACTGCCGCCACCGTATACTAGATATGTAATTGGAAGTGTAGCATTACCTAGTGAAGATATCTTCAACTGGTTTGAACAACGTAAATGGTGTACTCTTACCCAACGTGCTTCGCCATTGTCTACTGGAACATACGCTAGGAACAATGCACCAACAGCACCATACCAACTAAATTCAACTTTAAGCATGGTCACCTTACTAAAGTCCATGTCCCAAACTGATGTTTGTTCTTGTGCTGATACGCCTGTGCCTAAGAATAGTTCACCTGCTTTTTTATCTAATACGTTATCACTGTAAACACTGTTACGTGTTCCGCCGTCTAACGCATCTCCTGAGAATCTAGTTCTACCAACTCTGTATTCATATACTGAATAGTATGTTGGATCAACATGATCTCTTACCCAAGTTTTATACTTGAAGTTTAAGTTATCTATTTGTGTTCTTAATGATGCCGCATCAACACTTGTGTCAATTGCTGTATCAATATATCCCATGGTTACATCTGCTGGATCTGCCGGTAGCGTACCAGATGATGTGTACATGTATGGGAACATGCCATCGTAACGTTCTTCAACACCTGCAAGTCCAAATGACTTTGCGTACTCTAGTGGGTGGATAAACGGAACTGGTGTTTCAATAAAGTGATTAGTTCCTGCACCTGTTAGTGTAATCGGTGTATTGTTACTTGGTGTTACATCAAACTGATCAAAGTCTGCTACCGCTGGGTCCATTAGTGTAATTGTATTACCCTTAGGTCCTTGTACTTCACTTACAAAGTATGTTTTACCATCTGTAAGTTCTGGACAATCGCCATAGTAGTTTACATACTGTCCTATTATAACACTTCCTTCTGCAAGTGTCAATGTATTATTTGTTGTGTCAATTTGTGCTGGTGTTTTAACACGCTTCTTAAGTAGTGTTGGATCGTATACACCTGCATGTACCATAATTAATCCATCACGTAAAATTACTAAGTCACCAAACTGTCCTGCTGTACCGTAATCAACAGCACCTGCATATTCAGTTGTAAAGTTATTAATGATAGTATCTGTTAGAGTAATTAGTTTATCTCTTTGTGCTGTTGATAAAGCAAATCTTGTTGACATACTCTTAATTTGTACAACTTGTGAATCTGTTCTTTCAACATCAACTAAACTATTTGATGTAATTAGGTCTTTTAAGAACTGATGTCTAGCAACCTCTGCAACAACTCCGCCACTTGTTTGTGAGTAAACTTTTAATGCGCCATCGCTATAGTATTTAAATGCGTTGTATGCTGTAGCTGCGTTGCCGCCAAATTGTAAGTCACTGCCGTAACCATTCATTACATACTTCACGTCTCTGATACACTTAAATTTAAGTACTCTTTCAAAGTCTGCTTGGTTAGCACCGTCTGGTAATTCCGTTACTGTATCATAATTTAAACTTTGGCTAACTAGATAACCGTAATACAATGCATACACACTAAAGATTGTTTCTACTTTACTACGTTGTCCGTATGTTGCAGATGCAATTTGTGCATCTGTAATTAAACCTGTTGTTCCATCTGGTCCTGGTTGTGCAGGATATGCTCCTGTACCATTTGATGTAACTGCTTGTATTTGAAACTTAGCAAGGTCGCCAATTTTTGTTCTAGCGCCTGTTTCGTTAATACTTGCTAGTGTTTCACGTAATTTATTTCTAAAGAAATAATGTGTTTCTCCCTCACGCTCTGCATCTGTTAGTATTGCTGTGTCGTAAGTTGCCGCATTTGCTATGATGTGACCATTGCCGCCCCAACGTAAATCGTTGATATAAGCATCTAGTGCAAATTCTAAATCTCTCTTACATTTTAAATCATCGCCTGTAAATGTTACAGGTGCTACTGTTTCTACAATAGTTTGTTTTGCTGCTTGTATAGCCGATTGTGCCGCTACAGCTGAAGCTCCGCCCCATGAAGTATCTGGTGCTGTTCTTGTTACTGGTAAACTTAATAGTATGTCACCTTCGTCGATAACATCTCTAATAATTGTTGCAAACGCAACAGCTGCATCTGCTTCTGCTTGTGCCGCTACACCGTTGCCTGTGCTTTGTGTTTCACTGTTACCAGTTGTTTTAGTGATAGTTACATTTTTAACAATGTCGTCAATAATATCAACTAAGCGACCGTATGCCGCTACTGTTTGTGTAATATAGTCTGCTGTTTGATCACTCTTACTGAAACCATCGTAAAAGAAGAACCTACCTGCATCGTATGTAGCACTGTTTCCGCCATATAGCACATCGTATGCTACAGCGTTTAGCACAAATAATACATCACGTGTACATTTGTTTGCGTTGTGACTTGCACTTGGATATGTATCTGCTACCCACGCATTAATCTCTGCCGCAATAAAATCTCTGTTTGCAACTAGTTGGTCTTTAACAGCCTCTCTACTTGCTGAACCGCCACTAGTTGGATTTGTAAATGTAACAGCCTTTAGGAAAGCAATTTGCTCTGCCTGTGTTGCACTTGCATAATCAACTCTTGTGCCTGCGTCAACAGCAACAGCTCTTAAGTTGTTGTACCATGTATCAACAAGTGCGTCTGCTGTAGCATCTACACCTGCTAGTGCTTTAACTTGTGTTTCTGAGTTATCAATTGCTGTAGTAACACTTACTGGTAACGGATATTCGTTTGAGTTAGACTCTGCTAAACCTTGGAATGTTGAACCATAGTTTGTACCTAGTGTAATGTCATCGCCAATAGCGTCTAAGAAGTAGCCTAGGTCTCTTTGACATTTAACTGCTGAGTTACTAAGTACACTTGAATCAATTAAACTAAATTTATTTTCTGTCAAGTATTTTGTTGCTGTAGGATATTGATTGAATGTACTTTCAGCAACACCTGGTGCCTTACCACCTAATGCATGATCTTCTAATTGCTGTCCTGCACTATTACCAAATTGCAAAGGGTTCTTTCTGATAATAGATTGTGTACGTCTTACAACAGCAAACTGATCGCCTTGTCCTGTGTCTCTTGTTTCCCAATAGTATCCGTCAAATTTATCAAAGATACCATACTTTTTAACATCCGGGTTTCTTGTTGCAGGTCTTTGTCCTGCACCTACTACGTTGCCTGAAGCAAACGAGCTCTTAATACCAAATGTAGCTGCTGAAACACGTCCTGGTTGATATCTAAAAAATCTTTTACTTGTTAATACCGCTGTTTCATCTGCTGGTGCTGTAACTTGTGCGCCCGACTCTTCAGGTAAGTGTAAAATACCCCATGCTTGCGGACCACCAACACCTGTATATTCTGTTTTAGTGTTAGCAACTTCTGAATAATCTTCCGGAACACTGGACCACTCACTTGGGTTAACATCATATGTGTTAACGTCAGCAAATATACCTAGTGCAACTTCCGATCTAGGTATACCTAGTAGTGAAAGTGCAACTTCTGATTGTATTTTGTTTTGCTCAACGACTGGTATCGCTGTTTGGTCTGTAGCAACTACAACAGGAATACTGTTTGCTGCAGGTTGTGCGCCAGGTGTAACTGGAGTAGTTCTACCTACGTTTACGACCGAAGCATTGTTGTTAATATTATTTAAACTTGACATTAGTTAATTTTCCCTTTGGCTACTACGAAATTGTTTTGTAGTGCTACTTGCCCGGCATTACCAACTACAGTAATATCACCAAATGCATTTCCAAAATCAATACCAATAGTATTGCTTATCGTATTTATTGTTTTTATCGTTCCGTCAACTCCGCCTGTGGGTGGAGTTGTGCTGTGTCCGACTAACCTTACTACATCCTCTAAGTTTAGTCCGCTTACGTCAGTAAGAGGTACTTCATAATGACTACCTGCTAACTGATTACCGTTTCCATTTATTGTTTGTTGTGGAACATATTCTGTTGCCACAATTCTGTAAACTAGTCCTTGCGAATTTGCATTAGCATTTACTAGTTGTGTATAACTTGCTCTACTAAGTAAGTCGTTTACTCTTGATGCTACAACACGGAATGCAAAATTGCCGTTTACATCGCCTCCATTTGTAAACTGTATGTAGTCATCGCCGCTTAGTGTTTCTGAATAGTCTGTGCTTAATTCTTCAACATTATTTGTTTTAGTAAGCTCATTAATCAATCCAGTTAAACGTCCTTGATTTGCTGTAAAGTCAAAAAACGCACCATTTTCTTGATATACGTACTGTGGACTATTAAAGTCAATACCGTTTTCAAGTAGTATGTTGACACTGTCGTATTCTGAATTAAGTACATCTGGGTTCGCAATAAACTCACCTGCAGGTCCTAGTAGTACGTTTGGTGTTAGTACAATTTTTGTAGCACCATAAGCAAAAATACCTTCGCCACAGTTGTCAACAATGTTTGGAGATACTATTCCTTTTTGTACAGCACTAATACGTACTGGTCCTGGAAAATCTCTAAATGTGTTGTGAGCAATTTTAACTGTTCTACATTCATCTGCAAACAATGGATACCAGTCAAAACTATAACTTAATCCACCGCCTGTAATCTCACTGTTTAGTACAGTAAGGTTATTTGTAATACTTGCATCATATGCGTATATGCCGCCACCTACAAGATTATCTAATTCCATATTTTCAAATAGTAAATCATTACCATACAAGTATACAGCATAGTTTAAATAGTTGTCAGTTGTATCACTTGTTAAGTATTGGTTTTGTGCATTGCCGTCGATGCGTACATCTCTAACAGTAATATTGCTGTAACTTGCATATCCTGGCTTAGGTCTAATAATAGCATTGTCACCAGTTGCTTGTTCTGTTGACCAATACTGTTTAATAATTCTTGTTTGGTCGCCGCCACCTTTTAGTGTAAATCCATCTGGTAGTTCTAGTCTTTTAATAAAGTAAGTTCTATTTTCTAATGTTAAAAGGTTTCTGTTTTGTGCTTTAGCAGCATCGATTGCTGTTTGTACAGCAACAGTGTCGTCAACTACAACTTCGATTGAATTTGATGTTGCATAATATTGATTTGCTACTGTAAGTGTATTTGTGTCAGTATTGATATTTGTAATTTCAGTATCAAACCAACCTAACTTTGGACTACCTGGTGCTGTTAATGGAACATGTACTAGTCCACTATCTGTAGTAAACAATCCTTGATTGGTTCTTTTGCTCCAAGGAGTAACATCAAAGTCATAGTAATCTGTGAATACAATGTTGCTTAGTGCAACGCCAAGTTCTTTTGGACCTAGTACACTATGTAATGTGTAATCAACTTCAGAACCAACTTTTCTATATACTAATATATTGTGTGAACTCGAAACTCTGCTTACTACTACTTGTATGTTTTTATTATTGTTAAAGTCTGTAATTTCTTCTGGTTCTATAGTAATATCAGCCGCCGCTGTAACAGCACTAATCTTACCTGAAACTTGATCCATTTGTGCAACACGATAACTAAATGTAACTTCATTGCCGCTTCCGTCTGGTGTACCAAAGCCAACTCTACTTACTTGTACGCCTAAGTTTGTTTGGTCCTGATCAATATCATCAGCACTTGCTCCAAACAACCTTACCTTCATTGAAGTTGCAAAGTAATCTATGTCAGATGCACCTATTGAAAACTGATTTGTTTGTGATCCACTTAATGTTGTACCGTCAACTTTAACACTTGTATTAAATTCTTCGTTAACACTAATAGCACCACTAACAATTAAGTTACCTTTAATGCTTACACCACCGTCTACACTTAACGCACCTGTTTCAAAGTCTAATGCTGTTTCTGTACTTTTAATTTTTAAACCAACTGCTTGATTTAATTCTAATTTAGTTTCTGTAAGTGTTGCACTTGTTTGGCCATTAGTAACAAAAGTAATTGTGTCGTCGCTTGCACCTGGTGTTGATTCAGCACTAACATATGTTAAGCCGTCTACTGATCTTACTCCGCCTAGTCCGTTCCAGTTACTGCCATCGTAGCCTTCAAATATTCCTAATTGAGTGTTAAGACGCATAGCACCTGCAACGTTCGGAGTTCTTTGTGCTGTATCACCTGCTGGAAGTATAACAGCGTTTGTGCCTATAATACTTAGATAGCCATTACCCTTAGGGTCAATACTTATGTTGCTGTTGTCTGGTACAGTTCTAATTGTTGTACCACTAAATTCAATATTTTCAATACTGTCGAATGCTGTAAATGTGTAATTACCTGCACCGTCTGTTTTTAGAATGTCGCCATCGTTGCCTTCTACAATTCCTAAGTCAGTGAGTGTTGCAGGAATAGCTGGCTTATTTTGTACATCGTCCCATTGTGGGTTAGTTGTAGGAATATCTAAGTATTCAAAATCACCACCTGCGGCTACAGTTAGATATTGTCCTGCTGTAGGTACTTGACCGTTATCTTTTAGTTTTACTGGTGTAATAAAGTCATCATCAATTTGAGATAAACCAATTTGTCCTGATAGCTCTAAGAAGTTAGAAGCACCGCCTCCACCACCACCACCGGTCATGTCAATAAACTGTAAGTTACCTGAACCGTCTGTAGCAAGAACTTGTCCTATAGTTCCGTCATCTACGTCTATCTCTGTAATACCTATAGTGTTTGGATTAATTGTTGCTGCACTTGAAGTGCCTGATAAGTCACCACCTAGTACAGGATCTTGTACAGGTATATTTTGGAAACTAATTGTACCAGCGCCATTTGTTGTAAGGAACTGGCCATTTGTGCCATCGCCTATTCCTAACTGTAATATTGAAGTTGGAATAGTGGGTTTGTTTTGTAAGTCGTTGTAATCGTTTCTAAATACAGTGCCATCTACAATCAGCTGTGATGCGGTAACTGTTCCTAATGCTTGTATATCAAGAGCATTTACAATGCTACTGTTTGTAAGTAAAAGATTGTCACCATCCGGTAATTCTCTAAACTGGTTACCTGCTGTTGTATCTACTACTAGTGGAAATCTATTGGCCATTATCTCATCCTATTTACTATATTTATCGCCTAATTTTTTTAAGTGCTTCATCGGCTGTTCCTTTAGGATCTCCAATGACCTTTACTTGTAACCTTGGACCACGGTTGGCGACTACTGTTAATCGTCGTCCATTTTCATCAGTAAAACTTTTACCTTTTGTGCTTTTACTTTCTGCCATTATACTCTTCCTACTACTACTTCAACAATGCCTTTAGCATCATCTTCTTTAGTACCAACAGCCTTACCAATAACAGTACCAACTCCTGGTGTGTTGTTAACAATAGCATAGCCTGGTATAGCACTTGAAACAAGCATATCGCCTTTTTGTACTTTACCAATTACTTTAACAGGAACTCGTCCTTGTAATGCAATGCATGTTGCAATGCCCGGACAGTCTTGATTCATAACAAACGCTGGCTCAGCACTTACAACTCCAGCAACTCTATGATCGCCTTTAGCATTAGTTGTAGTAACTTCTGCGTCACCACCAAACACTAGTACAGTGCCTACTTCATACTCTGCGTCTGCTGAATACATCTCAGCCAAGTCAGCATAGGTTGATTGTAATTTAGAACCACTTGACAGACTCCAGTCACCTGTAATAGTACCTGTTGTTCCCGAAGCTCCTGTTGTTAGTTCTCTTGTAAATGTTTTAGCAAAAGTTCTTGTTGCATCACCTAAATCTTTAGTAGCATCTTTTGGTATAATATCTGTAGCAACATAACCGGTTATACTAATATCATCACCAGTACCATTACCAAGTGTTACAGCACCATCAAATGTTGCGTCTCCTGTAACATTTAAGTTATCATCAATTGTTACTGTGCCGCCTGTTGAATCAAGTGTTAAATTACCTGATGTAGTGTCAATTTCGTTGTTACCTGTTACACCAATTCGAATATTACCTGATGTTGTACCAGCAACATTTAAACTTGTGTCAATGTCAACATTCTTAAAGTAACCAGTTTTATATCTAAGGTTTGCATCACCTAAATTAGTTGTATCGTCATCATCTGGTATAATTGCAAGTGTGTCATCAGTGCCATCGCCATCTGCATCAAACAGTCCAAAAGTAATTGCTTTTTGTGTAGTTGCATTTGATACAACAATAGCAACTTTACCTGCATCTGTTTTACCACTGTATGCACCAATTGCAATACCTGCTGATGTATCACCTTTTTCGTTTTGAGCTTCAATGAAGTTAGTGTACATCCATTGTGCAGCCGCAAACGGAGTTTCAGTACCTGTTACACTGTTGGCTGTATCAAATGCTGCGTCAGCCGCTGTATGTGTAGTACTTCTATCAAAGATATCTGGATCACTGTCTGCATCATTACCATCTGGATCTTTTAGATCACCAACATTTAAATTACCAAATACAGTTGTGTATGCTGGTGCATCGTTAGTCGGATCATTTACATCTGTTTGGCCACCTGATGCTTGTATACTCTTACCACCCTGTAGTGATTTCAGTGTAAGTACACCATTTGCACCTGCACCAATTTGTGTTAATACAGTTGAGTTGTTAAGAGCATAGCCTTGTGCATCAATAATACCAGCGCCATTAGTTTTTACAAAACTGTTAATTTCACCAGTTGTAGTATCGTTAACTACTAGATATGTTTCTGCACCTGCTGTTTCAAGTGTTCTAGTCATTACACCTGTTGCTTGTGTTGTTGCAAAGTCAGTGTGTTGTATACCTTGACCTTCATCAACTACTGTAGTAAATGCAACTTCTGCAACGTTTGCTTCTGAGGATGTTGAGTTACCTAGTACAGTGTCTGAAGCAATTTGCTCTAGTTTTGATTTAGGTATACCGTTGTCTTTAAGTCCAACGTGTCCTCTAGTAACTTTAAAGTTAGCACCGTCAAATGCTGACAAACCTAGTTTTGCTTGGTTAGTTGCATAACTGTCATCGTCTGCTAGATCTTTAACAACAATGTTGCTTTGTGTTCTTTTAACAGTACCGCCACCAGTAATGTTTGGGTTGCTTGCGGTTGCTGTAAATGTTGTACCTGCTGAACTTGCACTAGCACCTAGTGTTGTAAAGTCTGTTGTACCTTGTACAATAACTTCATATGTAAATCCTGATACAACTTCTTGTGCTGAAATTACAATTTGATCATCTGCAGAAGTTACAAAAGTATCTGCTTCTTGCATGTTCAACTTGCTTTGTACAATAGCCGCTGTTGGATTCACATCCTGGTTAACAATAACTTCATCGTTAATCTGCATATCAAAGTATGCTGTTGGTCTATCTGGGTTTGATACATCACTTGGATCATCGTCATTAACTAAACGTCTTGTTGTAAAGCCAATGTCACTGACAGGTGTACCTGTGTTGAATGGTTCCTCAGCAATGTTAATAATTTCTTGGAATGGACCATTGATATACTTTGACTGTCCGTCTGTTGTTCCAGACCCAGCACTTGCTTTAGAATAAACATCTGGAGCATTGGCTTTTAGTCCGTTAATAGTTCCAGCACCTATGTTTAAGTTGTATTCTGTAAGACTAGCAATGTCTGGACCTTTTGTAAAGTAAACTACAACTACATCTCCAAGACCGCTATCATAAAAGTCATATGTACCTGTAACAGTACCAAAGTTGTTTGTTGCGGCACTGTTAGTAAGAACCTTACCTGGTACAAATGCACCTGGGTTGCCAGCATTAGCATCTAAGTATAAAGAATATGTACCTGTTAAACCTAACATCTGGTTTGCATCACCAGTACTAATTTCTACGTCTCTTAGTGTTTTTGCTTTCTTAACTCCTTCTGATCTACTGTCTACATAGTCTTTGTTTACAGCGGTTGATCCTGATGTTAATAGTAAATCAACTGGAGCAAGATCAGTTAAGTTATTCTGCCCCATGCTTTGATCACCAGTAAATGCTTTAGCACCATTCTGTGTAATAACACTTGGTCCTAATGGATTACTAACTTCTACACCTTGTTGATCATAACCTAAACGTCTGTTTACATATCCTCTAACAGCACTTTCAACTGGAACAGTATCATTAGCATTGTCACTCATTGCACTGTCTGTTGAGAACTCAGTAACAACAACACCACGTTTGAATCCAATACCGTCTACATCTGACAATGCAATACTTGCCGCAAACGTAACTGTACCTGTACCTTGGTCAACTGTAAAGAATCTACCTACACGGAAGAAACCGTCTTGGTCTGTACTTACAAAGAACACTCTACCTTTTTGACGTTCTTGTATTTCGTTTGCTTGATCTGCTTCTCTTGCAGGGAAACCTAAAATAACGTTTGGATAGTTTGTTTGGTTAAATGACCCTGTACCAATGTCTAAGAAGTCATGTCCTGTTGCTCTACATGTACTAATTTGAATAGTAATTTTAGCAGGAGCACCATCTTGTAAGCCTGCTCTAACAATAACTGGAGAATTAAAGCCTTGTGTAAGTGGTTGCGAAACACCTGTTGCGACACCTGTAACGTTTGTATCTTTTACTTCTACAAGTGTAGGAACAATGTTTACTAAGCCAGTAGCAAGATCAGTCATTGTTGTATAAGTTGCACCTGCGTCAATACTTATTTCAAGAGCGCCTGTTGTGTTAAATGCAACACCCGACCAGTCATATAAATCAAGCACTCTTTCGTTTACTTGTTTTACTTTAACTTTACCGTTTGCACTAGTATTACCAACCTGTCTAACAAGAACTTGTCTTTGTGCTAGATTGTAGAATACATCTCTTTCCCAACTTGCATTTTCATTTAGAGTAAGTTTTACTTCACTTACTTCTTTTAGATCAACAACAGCATATGTGTGGTCTTCACTAAATGTAGTTTGTACATTATGAACACCACTATCAATTTTAACTTCTCTGTAGTTGTATACAATATGTTTCTTACCTCTCCATGATATTACTTTTGGTAATTCATAAGTGATAGTAAAGTCTCTACCTGTATCATCAGCTGGAATAGTTTGGAACTGTGCATCTGTATCAAAGTTGTTATTCAGTCTCCAAATATCTTTAAGTTCAGTAAGTTTGTTAATAGCAATAGTTGTATCACCTTGCGTATTACCTAGTGTTGCTGAACTTGAAGGAACACTTAAGGTTGCACCTGTTGTGCTAATATATGTTGAGTCAACTAATAATCCGATATAGTCAAATGTAGTGTCAAAGCCTGTTAGTGATTCGTCGTCTTGTAATAATGCACCTGCACTATTGTTAACACCAAAACTAATTGATCTATAAGTATCAACTGGATCGTCATCAAAGTTAACAGCCGTACTAGGACGAATTGTTAAACTTCCTACACTTTCAATATCTCTAAACAAGTGTGTTTGGTTGTTCCTAATATCAATTGGTTTGTTGATTGGAATATCTGCAAGTAAGCCATCATTGTCAAACTGATCGTTTGATGTACTAAAGTTTAATTTATAAACCTGGCCATCTCTCTCTGGAGTAAATCCTGCAATACTATTAATACTACCACTGATAGTCATTCTTCTAATACTACCAGTTTGTATACCGTTGTCTATGTTGGCTGCACTTCTGTTAATTTGTGTTATTGTAACAGTTGCATCGTTAGCTGGACTAGTACCACCTAATTGTGTACCAGGAATACTAAACGTATCACCTATTTTGTAATGGTCGCCTCTTTCAGTACCAAATACACTTACGCCATATATGCCGCCATTTTTATTTGCTTTGCTTACAACAATAACTGCTTCAGTTGTTTCGCTTACTGGCTCTGATTCATCGTTACCAATAATACCATTTGCGTTTGTTGTTCTTGCAACCGGTGTAAATGAGTATTCTGTGTTGTCAATAGTATAACCATCAACTAAAATACCATTCATCTTTTGAATGTTGGCTACTTCGTAACGTGCAATTCTGTTTGACGGAGTTACGCCATCATCGTGATAGTAATCAAGTTCACCTTTGTTACTTGGAATATGTTCTAAGTCGTATACATGCACACTTAACTGTGTTTCAAGGTTAGTATAGCCTGTTGTATCTACTTCTGTTACATCTGCGCCGCTGTCTACGTTGTTAACAAATACACTAGCACCTACAGAGAAACTGCCACTTGTTCCGTCTAAGTAAAGTTTTTTACCTACGGATGCAAACACTGACGCACCACTAGCACTTGGAGTTGAAGCTGCATTGGCAATAGTGTCGCCTGCGGCTACAGTTATGTTTTGATCTAATTCTAGCACTGTAATTGCAGAGAATGTTTTAGCACTCTGCATCATGTCGTCTTTTAGAACAACATCGTCTGGTACTTCGTTTGGATCTGAACCTTGTGCAACAAGACCGTATACACCGTTTGCGTTTGAACCGTTCAGTGATCTAATCTGTCCACCGTTACCTGCATAGTAGGCTGTATGACAGTAGTATGTAAACATACTAACCATTTCACTTAAACCACCATTGATAGTAACAAGTCCGTACCCTAAGTCATTAACCTGTGTAAAGTCGTTACCAAGTTGCGATCTGTTACCTGCTGTTTGTAGTGTAATGTCGTAGCCGCCGCCTGGTATAGGAAGTTCAACTGTGTCCCAACCTATGTTTACATCTGGATCTACTTCACTTACTGGCCCTGATGTTGAGTCAAGGATAAGTCTTGCTGTTGGTGCAAGTAATCCACCATCGTTGTAATCAACAATATCATTTACTTGATATCTAATACCGTTAATATAGAATGGTGCAGGTGTTTGTGGTTTTCTAATTGATAAACCACTTCCTGGTTCTGCTGTAACTAAAAGTTCGTATCCATTGCCTTCTACTGCTGTTACTCTTACAGGAGTGTTAGCACAGAAAGCGTCAACTAGCATACCACCTCTAAACGCTTGTCTGTTTAGTGATTGTGAAAAACTTGAACCTGTTTGTATATATGGTGACTTAGTAAGTATTTGCCCTGTTGGGTCAAGCACACACATAAAGCCGCCGTGTCCTTGTACAGTCATGTTACGTAGGATTGTTGCATCGTTCATTAAGAACGCATCAAGTGCTGTTGAACGTTTTGCAGGGTTCCAATCATCGTTTGGTGTACTATCGTTACCCCATTTAATTAATTCAAATAAGTCATATACTAGGTTACCATTGCCTGCTACAGTTGTACCGCCTGTTAGGTTAGCGTTGATATACTGTGTTGGGTGATCTGAACCTTTGAATGCTGCATACAATGAATTATTATATGCACTGTTAATAATTACATTTTGTATCACATCGCCTGCAGCAATAATACTTTGATATCTTGATGTTGCTTCATTAGTATAGTTTAAGCCATCAAAGAATATACTACCTTGTATATGTAATGTGTTGGTGCTTCCGCCTGTACGTAAATCATTTGCAATAGCGTCAATTAAACTACCAACTGTTCTTCTATATCTATCTTTCGCTGAGTTATTCCATACAACACCAGCATAGCCTGAGAAGTTTGTATTACCACCATTACTTTCTGATTTTGCATAGTCTAAGTATGCAATATTCTCAGCAATAATAAAGTCTTTGTTCTTTTCAATTAATACAGCCGCATCGTTATATTGCCCCGGATTAGTAATTGCTAGTAAGCCGCCGTTGTCAACGTTTTTGTTTTTGTTTGGATTGTAAAGATAGTGTCTACCAAAGTAACCATCTGTATCACCTGACAATGGATTGATATATGCTTCACCGTCTGTTGGTAGGTTAGGGTCGCCTACACCAGTAATACTGTCGTTACCACCTGTTAGTCCGTCAAATTGTTTGTCTCTATAGAAGTAAGTAGTTGCCCATGGTGACTGCGAAACTTCAGCTTTTGGTCTAATAATTACTCGTCTAAATTCGTCACCAACTAATGATACGTTAGCAGGAACTTTAATTGGATAGTCTTCAAAATATTGACCAGTTTCAATTCTAAGTGTAATTTGTCTGTTGTTAACAATGTTACCCATTTCAAGTTGTTCACCTGTAGTAAACTCTTGTGCTGATAATAGTTCTACTTCAGCTAGGTCATCTAAAGAACCAGGATTGTTTACATTATCATTACCTGGGAAGTATCTAATAATTTTACCAATAGCACCACTTGTCTTACCTCTAATAACTTTACCTACTCGTAGGTCTCTGTTTTGCGGATCACCTTGGTCTACTTTACCCTGTGTAACACCGTTGACCGAGTTGCTAAAGAACAATTCGTATCTATTACCTGTTCTTGGTACTGGTGCTGTGAACACACCGTCAGTAACAACATCTCTTTGAACAGCCATGTTTGCTGTAACACTACCTGCGTCATCACTGTCTGGTTGATCACTACCATATGTAATTGTTTCTTGTGTATAAATTGTTTGTAGTGAATCAAATGGAGTGTTTGTAATAACACTTGCTGTAACTGTTCTTGCTCTTTCTAATAAGTGAGCGTAAACATCTTTTAACAGCCCTTGTTGTGATCTAGTATATTCATCGTTGTAAAATTCAACACCAACTCTTACACTAAGACTTTGTGCAAGTGTACCAGCAACGTGATCTAACAATGCCGCTGTAATGCCTTTGCGTAGATCTAATTCTAATGCTCTATCTCCAACAACTCTGTTGGTCCAATTTACTGTAGTTAAACCTACTGTTGAACTTAGTTTGCCTGTAATCTGTGCATCTTTCCATGCAATTACTTCAGCAACAATATAGTTTAAGTTTGCTTCAACTAGTGTTTTAGTATTACCTCTACTATCTAATCCAGCACCTACAGCAAAACCTGTTTGTGTAACTTGTGATAATTCAACTGTTGGCGGTTCGCCTTCTTGCACAACACGTGAAGTGAAAATGTCCTGCATATACGGACCAGGTTCAAATGGTGATGCAATTTGTATTTGCTCTGCCTTACGTGCAGCCGCACCAATTGTTCTATATGCGTATGCTAGTGAACTACCTTCCTTACCCGGAGGTGCAACACTTTGGTCATCGTTACCAACTGTGCTTACAAAAATATTTGCACTTGATTCAGTTGACTGACTGTCAACATATAATTTTGTTACCGCTTGTAAATCAGCAAGTCCGTTTGGAGTACCAGCACCAGCAAGATCACCTGGATGATCATGTAGTGTTAATGGTCCTTCCATTGTATCACCTTGTCTGCGAGTAACAGCATCACGTGGTACTACTTGATGACTTAGGAAAAAGCCTTCTAAATTTTCATCATATCCTGCATCTGTAATGCTAAGTGCCGCACTGTCAGTTGTTGTTAGTTTATAACGTCTTTTGTTTCTTTCGGTTAGGTCTTCTAATTGAGCGTCTTCTTTTGTTTCAAAAAATCCTAAATTGTTTGCATCTATTATACCAACGTAAACTGTGTCACCATTTTGTATTGGTGAGTAAATTAAAAAGCCATTAGTATCAACATCTGTGCTACTAATTGTGTTTCCTGTTATAGGATCTTCTTTACTCCAGTTTAATCCTGTTCCTGCTGTGTTGAATATATATGCTGAACCATCTGAACCACGTGTTAAATTGTGTCCAGGAACTAGTGCAACACCAACTGAATTAGCAGTGCTTTGAATAGAGTCAATTGCCTTTGTATATGTTATGGCTTCTGTAAGTTCTGCAGGTACGTTAATTGTTTCACCTGGATCTTGTCTACGGATATAACTTTTATCAGCAAACTTTTTATCAATTACTAAATCGTCTTGTGTGAAACTTGTACCATATACGTTATTAAAGTTTGTAACGTCAGTTTCTGTTGTGCCTACGTTAGCAATAGCAACACCAGCTGCATTCAATGGTCCGCCTAGTGTTGGTTTAGGATCTGACTGTAACGAAATAGCATTTAGTTTAAGTATGAGTTTACCAGCTTCGGAAACACTTACACTAATTGTATCGATGTTAGCAGGATTTTCATCACTATCGGAGCCTAGTTTTCTGATTTCAATCTCTGTACCATCTTGTGATACCATTGGCAGATAAGCATCTACGCCATCGCCTTTAAACGGTGTTAAATCGTCGGGTGTGTCAGCAAGTAATGTAAAGGTAATTTGTCCGCCTTTACCAACTACTGCATATATCTCTTGAAAGTTTTCGTTTACCTTACGAAACGACTCTCTAATACTATCACCGGTTCCGTCATTACCTTCAATACCGATATCAACTTGTTGTCTTGCCATTTTATTTTAGCTCCAAAATTTGTATATTTTCTTCTATGTTGTTATTAAAATTAACACTTACTCCGCACCCACATGCACTTTGAGCGTTAGGATTATTAATAACAAACTGTGTTTGAAATACGTCTCTCGAATAATCTATCTCACTACCAAACAAATACATAAGGCTTTCTGCATTTACTACTAAATTTCCTTCGCCTGTGTTTATTATTTCGTCGTGAGTTCCAACTTTATCCGCTTTGATCATATCCCATTCGTATTCAAACCCTGCGCAGCCGCCGCCTTTCAAGCCTAAATGTACAGCAAACGTGTCTGGCTGTGCATTACATAATTCATTTACCTTGCTTTTAGCAGATTCCGTTAAGGTCAATACGAACATCAATACTCCTGTTTAATATATTTATCGAATAGTTTTATAATCCGAATGTAACTAAGTATATGTATGTTCATTAAAGAATTTATTGTGCAAACCAGGCACGAAAGACAGTCTAAATTGGGTCATACACACCCCTACACACGCGATAAGACGTTTGTTTTGCTTAGGTGTGATAACTGTGATACGGAGTTTGAAAGACCGCGAGGAAATATGGACCCTAAGCGTCTAAATAATAACTATTTTCATGTGTGTAGTAATTGTGATGCAAAGGTTTTTGCACAAAAAAAGGGAGTAGAACGCAAACAAGTTTGGAATATGAGTGCTAGTTCTGATCTCCCTATTGGTAAACTTTAGTCTACGTAACTTGCATTGACATAGCAACAACTAGGACCGTCTTCATGATCCAATCCTTCTTTTGCATGTTCAAATACAGTTTTGCACCAATCATCTCTATCATAGGTGCTTACAACATCAACTATTGATATAGTTTGTCCTGTTTCTACTTTAGTAATAGTAGCATTGTACAGTTCTTTAGTAACACCTTCAGATACTTCTCTTGTGTTTTCAGATGTTTCAACAGTTAATGTATATTCTCTAGCCATTTATTAATCTTCTTTTTTCCAAATAGTCCAAGCGCCATATGCAATAGCACCGTATGCTACTAAACTTGCGATTGGTTTAAAAATTAAAAATGCTACGCCTGCGGCAACAAGTACAGCACCGTCAAGTGTTGTTCTTTCGCCTAATCTTTTAATAATCCAGTTTTTCATTAGAATTTATATCCTCCTGGTCTAGTATTTTGTTCTGTTTTCATAGACTTCTTACTTTCCGGTAATTTGTCATCCTTTTTAAGGTTGATAGGTTGAAACGCTTTCTTATCAATTCTAAGCCCGTCAATCTTTTTTAGTTCTAATTTCTCTACCATAATTAGTCTCCTTGTAGTAATATTTATGTAAATACTCTTGTTAATTTATTAAAATGGAGAATTAATATGTTTAATTGGTTACGTAACCTTTTTTCATCAGCAGAAGTAGAAGCACCTAAACCGGCTCCTGCACCTGCTCCTGCAAAGAAAGCAGAAGCCAAAAAGCCAGCAGCTAAACCTGCAGCTAAAAAAGCGACTGTTAAGAAAGCAGACCTTGCAAAGTTAACTAAAGATAAACTTGAAGCATTTGCTAAAAAGGAATTTAAAGTTGATATTGATAAGAGAAAGAAAAAAGCTGACTTAGTTGATGAAGTATTTAAACTATCTAAGAAGTAGAGTTTAAAGAATTTAATCGATCGATACTAGATTCACAGCGAGCCAGTTTACGTTCTAAAACGTTAATTGCGCCTCGCTGTTTTCTTATCTGATCTTCCAGGCTATTCACATAACGCTGTGTAGGAACTTGTTGTTCTGAGCCATCTTCTGACATCATAATGAAATGATCAACACCTTGACCTTTAAGTCCACCCGCTACGCGGTTAGGATTTTTTGTTGATGCTTTTTCAGGTGCTTTGGAGCTCAAGCTCTTGTTGCTGTACATTGTGTTTAAATAGCTCATAATGATCCTTTTCTTCTTTGTATTTATGCAGGGCAATACTAGCAAGGTTCTTCATCTTGGACTCGCACATAATATCAGCATATGGCAAATATGACAATGCCCAATCATTGCAACTCTGGTTAGGATAGTAATCACTGTGAGCTCTAAGTTTTGCTTTCTTGTAACCATTAGTAAGTAATTCTGCCATGTTAGGTTTCAACACATGATCAAAGCCGTCGGGCAAGTGTTCGTTACGACTGTATGAATAATGTATCACAGGGCGTACACCACGCCACGAATCTATTACACGAGCAAATCTAGCGTCGGTGGGCCTAATGTATTCACCTTCACGGCACCAGTGGTGGTGTATGTCAAGTACGAGAGCGCATGTATCGACGAGCTCAAGTGAGTGTTCGATACCCCATTTGTTTTCGTCATTCTCGATCGTAATCGTGTTTCTCGCTTCTTGAGAAAGTCTGTTGTTGACGACATGTTTAATACCGGCTGGACCTTTGCGGCCGCTGATGTGTACATTGCACTTGAAGTCTTGGAAGGTCTTGCCGTATCCCATCCAGCGTATGACATCGGTGTGATATTCAAATTCTTCTATGCTCCTCTCTACTATTTCTTCACTATCTGAAGCAAGGACTGTAAATTGGCCTGGGTGCATCGAGAGTCGAACATCGAGCTTCCTTGCTGTTTCGCCGACTTTTGCGAATTCTTTTTCACAGTACGCAACCACATCAGGCTTGCGCCAATAATAAGACCACTCATGCTGGGTATAAACAGGAAGTACATCGCTACCCAATCGGACCATTCTAAGTTCACGTGGAAGACTTCCCACATATTCAATCAACCTCTTGTAGGACGCAATGTTATGGACCATGATGTCCCACAAGCGTTCTTCAGCAACATCGCGTGTCTGCCTGTTGAGCCACTGTACTGTTGTGCTACGAGTATTTAGCGGTCGTTGAATTTCTTCAAGTAATTTCTTTTTCTGTGTTTGGTCTGGATACATGTACTTGCATGCAAAACCTATACGACTATGTGAGTTCATCTAATATCTTCCAAGTGTCTGTGTAATGTTTAATATTATAGCACAAACCTAAGTCCTTGTCAATGATTTCTTTCTTTAAAGGATAGTCGTTGCCTGCAACATCCATTCTATCTCCGAAGAAATGTATTTCATCTTTTGGATCAAAGTCTACAAGTATTTGACTCTTGTCGCTTCCTTTAGGAGCAATGTCAATGCCTGTTTCGCCGCCCGGACGTGCTTCTAGTTCCGGAAATAGTTTGTTAAAAGATGTTGCTATTTTGTTTCGTTCGTCTTCAACTGTGTCATATGCTACATACTCTGCACGTTGTTCTGTATTAGCATTACGTCCTACTACGCTATAATTTACCATTCCTGGTCGATGTTCAAAGTGTAGACCTGCACGTATTGTAAAAGAACTTTCTGTAAGTTTAATACTTAACCATTCGTGTGCATCTTCAGGAAGTACCCAATGCGATGATCTTATGTGTGTTTCGCCTTCCCAAACATCACAGCCTGAACAGTTGTATACACGTTCACATAGACTGTATATTTCCTCACCAATTTGTTCTATTGTTTTTTCTTTATCACTACCTGTAACAAGATACACAAGATTGTTAGCACAAAAGTCTGAAAAGAACACAGCAAAGTCGTCATCTATTTTTCTACGACTGGGCGTTAGTGTTCCGTCAACGTCAAAAATATAATGTTTCTTTATTTCCAATTTACTCTCCGTCGTAATATTCTAATCTTTCTATGTCGTCCTCAGTGGCAAGCGATGCCGTATTTTTTTAATCTGTAATAGTTATATGGCCAAGGTACTAAGAACCCAACCGCTAACATAATAGGCACTACCCACCAAGTAAGTGTTCCACCAACTAACACAAGGTCTGTGATGTTCATACTTAATTCCATTGCTACCATACTAACAAAACTCATTTTAAATGCTGTATCAAGTGCAGACTTAAAGTCCATTGCTTGTCGCATAAGTATTACTGTTTCTAATATAATGCTGGTTAGTAGTCCGTTAAATATAGCAAGTGGCATAACAATCCACATGCTGACTTCAGGAGCAAACAGTTGGAAGGCAAAGATAGTACCAAAGTCACCTATGCTACATCCGAGCAAACACCATTTGGTATTGTTTGCACTTTGTCTCCATGTATGTTTACATTTCCAGTTCATTACAACTTCTCTCCTAGTTCAAAACCTCTAAATGTTTTAAACCTTGGGAATCTAAGACTCCAAGTGTCGCTGTCTTGTCCTATAGTGGCCGCGTCTGCTCTAACTTCAACAAGTTGTCCTATAACTTTATCTTGAGCCGCCCATACATCTTTACGCATGTCGTCACTAAGACCACTACCAACGTTTACATGGAAGAACTTACCATCATCTTCACCCTCTACTACAAGAGCACCCAACATGCCTTCGTTCTTACCTGTACCCTCTTCAAGTGCTACAACTTTAAGTGTAACCTCAATAAAAGGCTTGACTTTTAACCAAGCATGA